GCTCTTCCTATGAACAAATAATATGTCGTTGCAGCCGTTTCACTAAAAGATTCTACGAACTGTTCGGCATTATTTATTCTAAATTTGTTTGTTACTATTGCTGCCATTTTAGTTTCCCATTAAGTATTTATGTTCTATGTTATTATTTATAAGAGTTTACGAAGGCTCTGAGGTGACATCCGTAGGAAAAGCAAAATTGTTTTTATGATTGAGATTACTGTTAGTTCCCTCTAAATCTTGCAATCTCATAGTTTCTCCGTCAACATTTTCATTAAGAGTTCCTGTAAATCTTAATTGTGCCCAATCTGCTATTGTTGTACTTGCAGATATACCAAATTCACTTTGTAATACGCCAGATTCGTTTTCTAGTTTTACATTAGAATCGCCTGTTTCTGTATGCCCTTCTAGTAATATACCGTTATTGTGAGCATATCTAGAAAAAGGTGCCCTTAAATTTCTCTGTCTTGGACCTGCATATGCATATCCATTTTCTACTGCTACTCCACGAACTGTATAACTGTTTAGACTGTAAAAACTGTTTCTACTTCTTTGTTCAGTTTCGATTGTAGTCTCAGGATGTAAGTTTAATTCTTTTTCTGTATTTGTTGTCACATCTCTATAATCATTTTGTGGTTCAACAGCAAGACCTGTTCTTGCTACTGTTGAAGATACTTTTGTTTTACCATCTAACTCGACAGCATTACTCATAAATTTGAATCCTACTCCTGTTCGTCTACCAAATAATGTAGAGAATAGAGTATTCAATCTCATGTAGATAGGACTATCAGCTGTACCAGAGAATAATCCAGCAGATAAAGTAGCACCAACTGGTTGTTTAACTTGAGCATCTAGTCTGGTTGCTATATTCACTTCTCCAGTTACATAAAATCCAGTAGGGTGAACTGCTCGTTTAATAGCATCACGCCATTTGTTTATTGATTCAGAAACTTTAATAACATAAGAGAAATCTTGATAGTATAAACTATCTTGAATTTTTTTCGTTAATTCAGAAATATGTCCATCTTCATTTATATATTTACCTGCCGTGTCAATCTTTGTATCAATTGCTGTGGTGCCCGTAAGTGGATCTGATTTTACAACAACAGCAGTTTCACCACCAGAGAAAGTAACTGTGTCACCCGCTTCTAAAGCACCTGATGTTACTGTATATTTTAAAAGAGGTACTGATAAACTTACAACTGTTCCTGTTGCACCACTTAGATTACTTGTAAATGTTTCGTCTGCTGATACACTTCCTGATACTGTTTTAACAACAGCATAGTGAGGAAATACTAAAGTTGGTGCTGATGTAAAATTAATACCATGTTCAATAATACTCAATGAAGTTGCACGACCTATTTCATTACCAAAAGGAATGACAGTTGCATTTGTGCCATCAAAAGTTTCATCTAGTAAATTACCACCACTTTCTAATTCTATTCTTCCAGCACCTTCACTATCACTTACACCTTCTAAATTTATAATGACTTCTTCTTCGTTTTGAATGTTTGTTGCTTCGTCAATTGATTGTGCAGCAGTTTCAAATTGAATGTTACCTTGTATTCCTTCAAAAATATTTTCTGTTGCTAAATTACCACTACCATCTTCAAGAATAAGTTTTTCGCCAGTATTTGATGATGAACCGTCAGTACCATCTAATAATGTATAATTTAATTTAACAGGCTCTAAAGTAACTCTACTATAACGATCAAATAATTCAGTAGCATTTTCTAATCCTATAAATCTATTACCAACCGTGATTGTTGCTGTTGGTAATGTAGTATATCCTCCACCACTTGCTATCATTCTTATATCTGTGATATCTCCATCACCTGACTCTTGAACTATTTTATCTCCAACATATCCTTCAGAAGCAGTTGTATTCTCTAAAACTATATGATCAGTTGCATTTAATTGATAAGGTAAATTTGGCAATGAATCTTGATTCAGTATAAAGAAAGTATCTGAAACTTGGTTATCATCTTCCTCACTTAATAAATGTCCTACTTCATTCTCTAATTCTATTTTTATTTCTGTATCTGTTTCATGTGAAGTAGAATCTAAAAGTTTACCAGTTGTTCCATCAGCAGCATCCTCTAAAGATAAATCTCCAGAACCACTACCAGATATTGTACCTGATTCTAATTCTATATGAATAGCAACACTTCCTGTTTCTGGTGCGATACCACCATTGACAATTGAAACTTCTGCTTCAGCAGTTCCTGAACTAAATGTAATTGTATCACCTATCTCATAATTAGTACCAGCAACATTGACAATAACTTCATCAACACCACCACCCGATAGTTCACCAACTTGAATACGAGCACCTGTTCCAACACCACCTGATATTGTTGCTTCATCACCAATTGTGAGTGTGCTACCATCATTTGTAATAGTTGTTGTAGATAAACCTTGACTTACTGTAACGTCTATTTGTACAGTTGCGTCAGTATTACTAACACCACTTAATGTTTCACCGTTTACAAAAGTTCCTGTTACTGTTTCATTGTTTACTGAAATTTCAGAAACAACAATTGAGCCTTCTTGAAACTTTGTAACATTTTCTACAATTGCTGTGGCAGCATTGATTGTTGCATCAGCAGGATTATTTGCCTGTGTGATTACTTGTCCAACTAAAAATAATGGATCGTTTACTGCTTGTGCTGTTGTTTGTGTGCAACGAATAAATGTATCAGTAGAAAATTGACCAGCAGATACTCGCAACATATCTTCGGTTGGTTTATAAACTTCGGTAGGTTCATTAAAAAGCATTCTGAAAAATGCTCTGTGTGCTTTATCAGTTCCTTTTGCTCGATAAAGTGATTGAACATTTTTAATTAATTTTCTTCTATCTAAAGCACTATCTGTATCTGTAGGAATAGCGTTTAAAAACTCTTCCTTCATTTGTGCTAAGAAGTCAGAAATAGTATGGTCTGGATCTGAATAATTTAAAAGTTGTTGTAAGTTTTCAACTGGATTAGCACGATATTTTTTAATCGTTGCTGTTGCACCTGATGTGCCACCAGTTACAGTTTCACCTGTAATAAAAGCATTGTTTGATGAGATGAATAATCTAGAATTTAATTTTTCATCCTCTGCTAAAACTGTAGCAGTTGCACCTGATGTTGAACCTGTAATAGTTTCATTTTTAGCAAAAGACCCATCAGCAGTGTTTTCTTCAGCAACAAGTTTATTACCAGCATCTAATCCAAAAACGTCTGTTCTTTCTAGTAAAACAAAATCAGAAGCAGTTGTTTGAGATTCTAAAACTATATTATCTATTTCAGTAATTGATTCTAAATTTAATTCAGCAGATTCCATAAATAGGAAATATGATGAAAGAAATTCAGTAAACTTAGGATGCTCTGATAATACAAATTCAGGTACCTGTTGTTTAACAAGTGTCGATAATTTTCTTTTATTAGTTTTTTTCTTGTCGGTCATTGTTATCCACTAATATGATGAATAACTACTAGTTGTGGTATAAGTTGTTCCTGCAGCTGATGATCCACTTTCAACGGCATCAACTTCGCCACCTACAGTTGAGTTGGCGGTATCTATTTCTAAAATTTGATTTCGAACAGGTACAATATCATTTGAATTAGGTATAGCAAATACTCTAATTATAGTGCTAGTAGCGCCATCTACATTTGAAATGCTTGTGATGTTTGCTGAAGTAAGAACAACTTGTCCAGTTGTATAATTAACTGTGCCAAAAGTTGAACTTGTATAAACTCTTGTAGTGCCACTTAAATAATAAACTCTTAAATTACCAGCACCATCATCATCTAAAAAATGTTCGTTTGTAGAACTATCATTACTAATTTTAAAACCAGTTGAATCTATAACACCACCGCCACTTGCATTATGTCCACTATGTGGATTATAAAATGCATTATTGAATGATATCGTATATTTTAATGCTGAACTTAAAGTTGGTGTAATTGTTTTAAACATTTTGACAGTTGTAATATTACTTAATATAGATGAATCAGCATCATTAATTGTTTCTAATAATTTTGAATATCTAAAAATACCAGTAAAGTTTTGTAAATTATTTTGATTGTATAGTGATATTTGATTTCGAATATTTGTTCTTAAAGTTGAAACATCTTTCGTTGTTTTATCAGAATCATATTTGAAGTCAGTTGCTAAACGAATGAAAGTTGTTTCTGGATCTATAATCTCTGGTCGAACAGAAGCAACAGCATATTGTTTTAAACTTTGAACAATACTATTCTTTGTTGCAACAGTTAAGTTAGAACCTGATTTTGCTTTAACAGATATGAATACTTTTCCATAAGAAGGTACTTCAGCATCTTCACCACCATATACTTGAACGGCCTGTGCATTTGCATATAAACTTTTTACTAGAACTTTATAATCTTCAGCAGTAACTGCTCTGTCTTGTGAAGCATAATCTCTTGGTGCATTATATTTTATTGATGCAATACTTTCAGGATTAGAACCGTCTGTAGCATTTGATATGGTTGTAATTGTTGTGTTACTAAACCCGCCAATTGATCCTGATAAAGTAAAGGTACTTGCACCATTTGGCAAACTACCATTACAATGTATGTAATCTAAAATTACTATGTTACCATCAGCAATTGTTTTACCTAAAACACCATCACCAAAGTAAACTTCAAATCTACCATTTTCAACTTCTTGTAAAAAATAAACTTGTGATGTAGAATCTAATCCAGTAAGACCTGTTGCTAAAGAGTAAGTGTTAATTGTAGAGTCTGAACTTGACTCTTGAACCTTAACTGTGAGTGATGATGTATCAACATTATCATTTGGTATAATAAATCTTTGTTCTAAATCAGAGGTACTTGCTGTGTATTTAAAATTTAAATATGACCCCTCTTGTATTTCTAAATTACTAAACTTATAAACACCATCAACTGGTGTAATTGTTACATCTGCTTTATTTACAAAAGCATAAGATTGTTCATTAACTGTTGTGGTAAATTTTGTACCAGCAGACATTGTAAGTGAAGCGCCACTTGCACTATTTACAACAACATCAATTATTGCTTTAGAAGCAATTGAACTTGTTGGAGTATATCCAACTTGTTTTGCTTTTGATACTACACTTGATCTTAAATCAGCACTATCTAAAAACATTTCATTTGCTAACATATTAGCATTGAAACCAAGATAATGTGTATTATATGCTAGAACATCAAGTAAAACTGACATACCAGATCCTTCAAAATCATAATCTCTAAATTCATCTTGTTGTGAAAGAAAAGTTTTTAAATTTGTTTTAACTTGGTCAAAATCTAATTCTGATATATCTAATTTAGTTGCCATCTTATCTTAATCTCTCTAAAAGTGTTTCTACTACAACCGGTGTTGGAGAATTAACCACTTGAAAATTTATTGTTACTGCATAAGCATTTCTATCAAATTGTGGTAATGTTCTCACAGTAACAAGTCTTGCTCTAGGTTCATAATTTGCAATTAATAATTCAATTTGTTTTGTAATTAAATGATTCATCTGAGGTGTCATGTTTTCAAATAACATCGCTCTCAAATTAGAACCTATCTCGGGATGAAAAGGTTTCTCATAATGATTTAAATTGATAAGATTACGGACACTTCTTTTCACTGCTTCGATATCTGTAATTTTTTGAATATCTTTTGTAGCAGTATTTTTTTGAAAATCTAAATTTAAGTCCTTGTAAATCCTAGAACTTCTTTGACTTTCGTTTGTTTGTGTTGAATCGTAAAGTGCCATTTAGTAATCTCTCTCTTGTATATTTATACCGTTAACCTGCAAACACATTATCTGATCCTGCAGCCACAGAGGTACAAGCAGTTATACCATCACCAACACGACCACATCCTTTTCCATTTACAAATACGGTGGTTGAACCTGTTGTGATCGCTGCTGTGTGAGGTGGACAAGGAGCATCAGTTGGTGTAAGATGAGTAGTGTTTACATCACCTTGTCTTGATACACCAATACCATTCACCTTAACATCAGTTGATCCTTGTGCTCTTGTCATAGCGCTACAATGTGTTACATCAGCGTCACCTATTCTTGTTACTGCCGGCATCTCTTTTCCTTTTTAACTAACTCTTGTAATTTTTCATTGTAAGAAGCAATCTCGTGATGATCTTCCTCGGTGTGAGGAGGTTCAGGTGGAGTTGGTTCAAACCTAATGACATAATCAAAAACGTCAGGTATATCTTCGTAATCAGAAAACTCTAAAATTTTATCTTTATGCCTAACGACAAAAAGACCCTTCATTACTTTTTCTTTTTAGTAGTTTTCTTTTTTTTCTTTGTTACTTTTTTAATTGTAGGTGCTTTTTTCTTTGATGGTTTTATTTCTATACCACTATTTTTTCCTTTACCCCAATTTTCCCATAACTTACTAAAAAATCCCATGATAATCTCCTATTTCTTTTTAGATGTTTTCCTTTTCTTCTTAACTGGTTTTGAAACTTCTTCAACAACCGGTTCTTCTTCAACGATTGGTTTTTGTACTAATGCAGGTTTGGTTATTTCCATACCTTCAACATCAATCTTACCTTCGTTGACTAATCTCTGTCTATTCTCTAAATGTTTTGTTTGAATTACTTCCTTGTTGCCACCTGAGTAAGCAACAGCGTGTCCTTCTTTCATTAATTTAGAAGTTAATAAATCACCTTGTGGTGTTCTAAAGTCACCAAGAATACGACCGAACTTGCCTCGCATTTCTTCGTTACCATCACCTTTAACTTTTGATATTAGAGTAGCGCCATCACCTAATAAGTGCTTCACTCTCTCTTTTGCAGCTAAACCGAAAATCTTTTCGACTTTATCGCTAGTTCTTGATTCAGGAGTATCAATGCCTATAATTCTCACTCTTTCATCATTGAGCCAGACACCGAAACCTAAATCAATATCAATATCAACGGTATCACCGTCAACAACTTTTCTAATTTTGCATTTATACTCGTACATATCTTTTCCTTTTAATAAACCTAATAAAACTATTTATAAGTGCTTTACAAATCGTTTAGGATATGTTATAATCTTAGTATTATGCAAAATTTAGACGAAGACCAAATGGTAATGTTAGAAATTCAAGCAGAACTTTTCGAATTATTGACAAAACACACCGAAGTGATGTCTCAAGCGGTAGCAATCACTTTCAAAACTGCTATAGATTGTTATGTGGCACAATTTGGGCGTGAAGGCGCTGAAAAAATGTTAGAAACGGCAATTCGGTCAATAAAAGACGGAAAGCATGACTTGGATCCTATAAAAATACCAAAAAATTTATTAAATTAGAACAAATAGCGAACAAAAGTGTTGTATTTTTGCAACAAACTCAAAAAATGCCCGATTTTTGGGTTTTTCGCCCGAAAGTTCTTGTAATTATGCTGTTTTTAGTGTATAGTATACCCATGATTAACACAAAAAACGTAAAAAAAGACTTATTAAGATTTAAGCATGACGATATGGACGGTCAAGACTATGAGACCGCAGCAAACTTAATCGGTGGCAATCAATTTATTGCCGCTGCTAACTTCATTGATAGATTAGATACTATGCCACGTGAGCATATGATCACATTAATCTATAAAAATAAAAAATTATGGAATGAAATGTGGTATTTTGATCATAATGGTTATTTCTGTACTAGAGAAACCGTATGTGCTTCATTCAAACCTAGAAAGGTTGCATAATGGAAAAATTTGAAATCATGCAATCTATTCAAAATATTGCTGACCTAATTGACGATGGTTTTACTTTTGATTCACCAAAAAATATTAAAGAAAAACTATTAATGTTAAATAAAGAATTGTATCATGCTGGTAGCATTGAATCTAAATTTTCTGCTACTGCTTATGATGAAATAAATCTTAAAAATAAATTTATGGTAACTGACAAAGTGTCAGGTATCTCATCACTTAAACATAGAAAGGAAATTATATAATGGGTAAAGTGAAAAACTGGGCAATGGAAAATGCCGAAAACTTTTTGTCTAACCTTGAGAGTCAAATTAAATCAGGCGCTCAAACTGTAACATCTGCTATGCTACTTGTAAAGTCAGCAGATATTGCTTGGGACCTTATCGGTTTCAATCACATTGACGAGGTAGAAGAATACCTTGAGGAGATAAAATGTTAATTAAAGTGAGCGACAACGTATCTGTAAACGTTAGAAAGATTTTACCTAGAGAAGGTAAAATCACAGGTATACAAATATCATCTACTGGTGAGTCTGGCTTGAATGAATATCAAGTAGGTGAATACAACACGGACTGTAACTATACAGGCTCGATAAATTATGAAACCGAGAACGGTGACCAATATTGGGCATACTTCTCACAAATTGAAAAGGAAATGTAATGTTACCAGAAGAAAATTTTATATCAAGTATATTAACACAAGCAATTGAAGACGCTGCTTATACAGGTACTAGTAAGAAGTATCTAAAACATAAACAATCAGCAATAGATTGGATTATGAGTAACGATCCACAGTTTATGCAATATTGCAAAATACTAGGATTAGATTCAAATACAATTCGAAACAAAATAGTGAAACACGTTCCTATGACAATAACAAAACAACAGAAAGAAAAAATACATGCCAGACTATAAATTTAATGAAGGTCAAATTATTCAAGACCTAAAAAACTACATTGACAATACATATGATTCACATTATGCAAATGGTGTGAAAAGACAAGCAACTGAAATCATCATTGATCAAGGCCATGGTACAGGTTTCTGTATGGGTAATATATTAAAGTATGCTCAACGTTATGGTAAGAAAGAAGGTAAGAATAAGAATGACCTTTTGAAAGTAATACATTATGCTATAATACAATTATCACAAGATCATTACAATACCTCTGGGAGCTAGCTTAGCTGGTTTCTGAGGGAAGCACACCCATACTTATAAGACCAAGGAATTATAGATGTAGTAGTTTTTTACCTCAAAACATACTATGTTGTAATCGCATAGATACCTTGCAATCTTAATGTGTTAAGCACATAGTCATTCCCAATAAATATTTGTATATGTTTTATATAAAGAGAGGTTATGAATGTTTAAAATTATTGAGTCCATTTTTAGTTATTTTTTTGCTGGTGAGTATGATGATCCTATCAAACGATTCTGCCAGAACGAATACAAAGACAACTGGAAAGAAAAGTATTACAGCCTTACAGGCAAATCTATTCAAGATAATTGGAGAGTTTAAATAAAAAAAGGGGACACTAGGTCCCCTCTTTTATTGGGCTGGAAATGCCCTAACTTAAAATGTAAATTTACTACCGATAGACCAAGAGGTCGTATCAGAACCAGAATCTAAATCTTTCATTTCACCTTCAGCATAAACACTTACTGATTTGTTTAAATCATGTGATACGCCTGCTGTGTATGAAACACCTGTTCCTTCTTTATCACCATAACCAACACTAAAGATAGAGTAACTTGCTGTTGCTTCTAATCCATATTTGTCAGTTGCAGCGTCATATATTGTATATGATGAACTTACTGTAAGTGGTCCTAGGTCTGTTGAACCTGCAACACCCCAATAAGATATATCGCTGTTTACATCATCAGCATAACCTACTGATATATCACTACCGAGTAATTTAGTTGATATTGTAACCTCGAACTCATCAAAGGCATTCGTGTTCGTACTTGATCCGTCAACAATACCAATCGTGTCTAAAGTCAGACCTGATTGTGTTGTTGAGTATTTCAAACTGTTAGATGATCTTGATCCATAGTTCCAATCGCTACCACCGCCATAGACATTAAAGATTGATGTTTTACCACCAATGTTATCTGTGAATGGATGTGATTGACGACCTACTGATAATGCACCCATATTCGAATCTAATCCTACATAAGCAAGTTTAGAATCGAATGTATCTGATCCGCTATCGTCTGTGTCAACGCCGACTTCAAGTTTTGCAAAACCTGTAATCGTATCGCCTTCAACGCCTAAATCAATGACTTCAACACCAATTGATGAACCATTATCTTCTAGTTTACTATAAGATTTACCAGATGAGTTTTCATCATTTGACCACTTGTAGTTAAATGAACCATAAGGTATGATTTCAGCAGCAGAAATCGCTGACGAAAATAGTACTATGCTACTAATAGCTAGTATTTGTTTTATCATGTTATCTCCTTTTAAAAGAATATTATATAGAGGTTTTCAAATTTGATATCTTCAAACTCCACATACTATATGTTATTATTTATGTTCTAAAAGTGTTAGAGAGGTATTAATTATTCACAGGTGCATTGGCACGCCATTGATAGCATGACCAATATCTTGCCGTTGTCTTATCTTTTGCTGTATCACAGTTATGTCTTGCACGAAAAGACTTTCTTCTT